AAGAATCGCTCACGAATGATTGCAAGAAGTGAAGTAAAACGCGCCCAAAACGCTGGAGCACAGGAAGCGTATGTACAAAGTGGTATAATTAGCGAGAAGATTTGGTTCACAAGTAGAGATGAAAGGGCATGTCCCCTATGTTTATCTCTTCACGGAAAAACAATAAGTCTTACTGCTAATTATTTTGACCAGGGGGAATATATCATTATTATGGCTAATGGGAAGCCTAAAAAGTATACATTCAATTACAGTGAGATAAAATATCCCCCTGGTCATGTCCGCTGCAGGTGCCGGATAATAGCGAAAGTAGAACTATAACCCTTATAAACATTGACTTTATGGGCATTTTATGGTATAATAATAGTGTTGGCTAGAGACAGATTTAGCGGTCTGAATCGAAAAGCGTAACCTTTAACGCCTGCCAGCACTAACATTAAAGGCTAACAAAAAGGAGTTAGATCATGCCAAGAGCAAAATATATAAAAAGAATAAGAAAAACAATTGAACAAAGATTTTGGGAAAAAGTTGACGTTAAGGGATTACTTGATTGTTGGGAATGGACATCAAGAAGCATAAGAGGTCATGGATATGGTTTTATATGTATAAATCAAAAGAAAATAAGCGCACATCGATTATCATATGAAATGGCTTATGGAAAAATACCTGAAGGTTTGCTTGTTCTTCATTCCTGTAATAATAAAAAATGTGTCAATCCTGCTCATCTTAGAATAGGAACTAACCAAGATAATGCAGATGATAGAATGAATATAAGAAAGAAACGAAGCAATAGACCAATCCCAAAATCAAGGATAACCGAAAGACAATATAAGAAAATGATTGCAACATTTAATTACATACTTAATAATAAGTTTTTGCATCAAATATCTCGAAATTAAAAGAAAGGATTTAATCTCTTAAAATTTAAAAAGGACGCTGGCTAATAGGCATGAAACTACGCTTAGCCAGCGTCCTTTTTTTATGCCTGTTAGTCGGCAGTTATCAGGCGGTGGCATTATGGCAATAGAATTAGCTAATGGGATATATAAATCGTATTTAACTAAACAAAAAAAAGAGGCTGTTTATGAGACAACAGACCAGAAGGGGAATAGGATTATCGTTGTGACTGCATTCTCTGGAGATAATTCTATTGATCGTGATGAGGAAATAATCGATCAGACGAAATGGCGACCTGAATCCTATGATACTAATCTAGTCAAGTTTATGCCATTCCATGAGTATAATAAATTTCCTCTCGGCAAACATTGGTGGATAAAGCCTGATCCAAATAAAAAAGAAGCGACTGCAACGAAATTCAGAGCGCAGTTCGGTCCCCATGAGTTTGGAATAGCTTTTGGGGAATTATACCTTGACGGCATCATGGATTCCTTTTCTGAGGGATTCAAGGCTTTTAAGTGGATAGCTCCGAATGAAAAAGATGTGCAATGGTCAAGGACTTATGTTGATCAAGTGCGACTTGAAATTAGTGCAGTGACAATTCCTGCTAATAAAAACGCTAGAATTGATGATATGGAAAAAGCCTTTGATGAAGTCATGCTAAGTAAAGAAGAAACAAAAGCAGTTATAAAAGAATATCTGTTTGAAGAAGATGAAAATGGTCTCTGGATAGAAAAAGACACTATAATAAAAATATGGGATGATACCTCTACCTCTATAAGACACCGTATCAGAGAACCGGAGTCATTCATTGATGGATCATTCCGAACAGTGCCTATAAAGCGTGATAAACCTCGAGTCAACAGCGTGATGGGCAAGCTTAAAAATGGCACAGGCTCAATGGTTATCCAGTCGGTCATATTCCCAAAAGAAGATGGTTGGACAATGGAGAAAGCTAAGGCATGGTTCAAGGATCATCCTGATCTTGGTAAGGAATATAGTGATCTTGAAGTGAAAGTCATGGAACTTGAATCAGAAATTGATGAATTAAGGACATATCAATATACAGGCTATTATGAGCAAGAAGATGACGATATTGAAATAGAGACACCCGAAGAGGTTGACCTTGACGGTGATTTAGAGATTGACCTTGATAATCAGGATTCTCCTATCGAGGTCGAATTATAGACATTAGGTGGAAACTGGAGAGTCGTTAAGAAGGCTTAGGTAGAAACTGGAGATGTTGGGAACTAACAGTAAACAATATAAATTGGAGGTAATATACAATGGCTAAACTTAATGAACTTAAAGCAGAAGAACTAACAGCGGGATTGACTGTTGAGCAAAAGAAGGCAATCCTTGTTGATTTCCAGAAAACCAACAAAGAGGATGCAGAGATCATCTTCAAAACCGATGTGGTTACAACAGACATAAAGAAAGAACTGCTTGACCTTATCGAAAAAAATAATGCCGAACTCTCGGAAACTATAAAATCTACTGGAAAGACGGTTGACGACATAAAAGCTGAAATACTTAAACGTCAGCCATTAGAACCAAGTAAAACTGATGCATCATTGACATTAGGTGAGTACCTGAAAGCTATGGTACAGTTAGATGGAAATTGGGACGGTAAACGAACTTTAAGCACAGAAAGCATAAACAAGTTTACTGAGATGAACAAAAAGACTAAGATGTTTGTAAAAGCCGCCGGGGATGGTCAAGAGGAAAGCGATTTCTCGGAAGGCGGAGCATTTCTTAATCCTGATATATCAGCAGAACTTATAAAACATGCTTATGAGTCAGCTAATCTATTATCCTTTTGCAGACAGTTCACGACAATGAGCAACTCGTTGAAAATACCTGCACTCTCGGATTATGACGAATCAGGTGGATATGTAGCAGGGGCTGTGATAGGTTATTGGATGATGGAGAAAGATTCATACACACCATCTAAGGTAACGACTGACAGTTACACTATTGAGCTGTCAAAGTTTGGCGCCTTGGCATATTCATCTGAGGAAATGCTTGAAGATTCTCCCTATAACATTGAGACAATGATCCGTGAGGATTTCTCACAAGCCTTCGCTATGGGTATGGATGATGCTATCCTCAATGGTATGGGTGGGCGCGTCCCGGAAGGCATATTAAATTCTCCTGCTTTGGTATCAGTTGCAGTAGAATCAGGACAGACGACTACCGATCCCATCATGGCAGAGAATGTTATGAATATGTGGGGACATCTCCCGAGTGTCAGTCAACGCAGAGCTATATGGATAGTGAATCCTGATCTATTGCCATATCTACCACGTATGAACCTCACAAATGGTCTAAGTGGCGTACCTGTATTCTTACCTATGAACTCATTAGCGAATCAACCATATATGACATTATATGGTAGACCGATTATAATTTGCGATTGTGCGCAGGCAAAGAATACAAAGGGTGATATTTTCCTTGCCGATCTATCGGAATATGCGATATTGACAAAGAGTGGATCAGGTATCAAATTTGATACCTCTATGCACGTGGAGTTCCTATACGGTCAAATGGCGTTTAGATTCCGCTATCGAATCAATGGTCGTGGACTCTGGAAGACATATAAGACTCCGAGACGTGGCACTACATACCGAACTCCATTTGTGACTCTGGATACAAGGAGTTAAGGAAATTAAAGATTGAAGATTCTAAGATTGAAAGATTGAGGAAAGGAAAGATATTTCCTTATTTTCCTAATCTTTCAATCTTCTAATCTTCAAATTTTCAATCAATAAAGGAGGCTTTAATCATGGGACTAATGACAGAAAAATACGATATGGATACGGCGGGTATAACTTACACTGCCACACTAAGCGCCACTCATGCACATGGTTCAGCTATTGACATGAAGGACGCATTGAGGATTGTGTTTCAGGTTTGCCATCTTGCCAATGCTGACGATGGTTCTATTGTGTGGACGGTTGAAGAGTCGGCAACCACGACAGACGGTGATTTTGCAGAACTTGCGGCTTCCACGTATACTGCCACAACAACTTCAGCAGAGGTAGGAACGTGGAAAACTATCGAAGTGCCAGCATCTGCAATGACGGCAACCAAGCGATACCTGAGACTTACTGCCACTGAAGCGGCGGCACATAATGCGGCTATTGCTGCGGTTGCTGTTCGAGAACTCAATTACAGTAATGTATAAGGAAATTAAAGATTGGAAGATTGAAGATTGAAGATTAAGGAAAAGAAAGGAAAGATATTCCCTTATTTTCCTAATCTTTTAATCTTCTAA